ATGCCAGATGCTAAACTAACTAAACTAGGCCTTACGGCTTACAACAAGCCTAAGAGGACACCTAGCCACCCTAAGAAGTCTCATGTGGTGGTTGCTAAAGAAGGTGGAGTAACTAAGACTATACGCTTTGGCGAGCAAGGAGCCTCTACAGCAGGTAAACCTAAAGCTGGTGAATCAGATAAGATGAAAGCTAAACGTAAGTCATTTAAAGCTCGTCATGGCGCTAACATAGCCAAAGGTAAGATGTCAGCAGCTTACTGGGCTAATCGTGAAAAATGGTGAGAGGTAGTACAACATGGGCATATTAAGTAGTTTATTTGGTGGCGGTAGTGCTGTTGCACAACCTATAGAAGCCATTGGTAACATTATAGACAGTGTGTTTACCTCAGATGAAGAAAGAGCGCAAGGTGAGCTACTCAAGCAAAGACTAGCTATGAAGCCAGCACTAATGCAAGCAGAGATAAATAAAGTACAGGCAGGTCACAGGTCTACTTTTGTGGCTGGAGCTAGACCCTTTCTCATGTGGGTCTGCGGCCTAGGCTTCTTGTTTGCATTTGTTATTAACCCTATCCTACAATGGATTGCACCAGAGCTAGGTAGCCCTGAGTTACCCTTAGATGCAATGCTTGAACTTACGTTAGCAATGCTTGGCCTAGCAGGGCTTAGAACAGTAGAAAAATTAAATGGTAAAGCCACATGAAAACGTATAAGCAATTAGTAAACAATATCCTTGTACGCTTAAGAGAGCGTGAAGTGTCCTCTATTAACGAGAACAGCTACTCTAAACTTATTGGTATCTTTGTACATGATGCTATAGAATCTATTGAGACTGCATGGAACTGGTCTAACTTACGTGAGACTGTTACAGTAACTACATCATCTGGTGATTCTACTTACGTCCTAACAGGAACAGGTGACAAGTCTACTATCCTAGACGTTATAAACGACACTAGCAACTGTTTTATGGTGTACCAGACATCACGTTGGTTTGACAATGTATTCTTTAATAACACACCAGCTTCTAGCGCACCTAAGTATTATATGTTTGATGGGTTAAATTCTAATGGAGACACACAGGTTAAAATCTATCCTGTGCCTGATGGTGTCTATAGTTTAAAGTTTAAGATAGTTAAAAGGTCACCAGCCATTATAGCTGATGATGATACAGTTAAGGTTCCTTTCTTACCTGTACAAGCCTTATCTTATGCTATGGCTCTTGAGGAGCGTGGTGAAGATGGGGGTATTTCCTCAGTATCAGCTAAGGTACTGGCAGATGGTTACCTATCAGACGCTATCTCAATAGACGCAAACAAGCACCCTGAGGAACTTATCTGGGAGGCTTTGTAACAATGGCTAAACCATTAATATCAGCAACCATAGCGGCTCCTGCTTTCTACGGGTTAAACACTCAGGAATCAGGTGTCACACTACAGGAAGGTTTTGCATCACATGCAGACAACTGTATTATAGACAAGCAAGGTCGCTTAAGCTCCCGTAAAGGGTGGGCTACACAAACTGTTTCCTTAGGTGGTAGCACAGGAGCTAATGCTAGCATTAGTTTATTAGGTATGTCAGACTTTAAGGACATCACAGGAACAGACACTAGATTGTCATGGTCTGCTACTAAATTTTATAAAGGAACTGAAAACTTAGTTGAGGTTACTCCTACACTTTCCTCAGGCGACTCAATTTCCGCTGGTAACTGGCAAGCGGCTACATTAAATGATCATCACTTTTTCTTCCAACGTGGCTATGAGCCATTAATCTACACTAACGAATCAGGCTCTACAGAGTTTGAAGCTTACTCAGAGCATGACCATACTACCTCTGGTTACCCTGAGGCTAACACAGTCTTAGCTGCGTATGGTCGCTTATGGGCGGCTGATACTGCAACTAACAAGACCACAGTGTACTTTACAACTGTACTAGACGGAGCTAAGTTCTCTACGGGTACATCAGGTACTTTAGACATATCAAGTGTCCTTACAAAAGGCATGGACGAGATTGTAACCTTAGGTGCCCATAACGGCTACTTAATTATCTTTTGTAAGAACAATATTATCATCTATGGTGATGGTGATAACTTCCAAACAGGTATGACTACCTCAAGTCTTACGTTAGTGGAAGTAATTGAAGGTGTAGGTTGTATTGCTAGAGACAGTGTACAGAATACTGGTGAAGACATCTTGTTCTTAAGTAACACTGGTGTACGTTCATTGAATCGTACAGTACAAGAAAAGTCTCAACCTATGCGAGACATCTCTAAGAACATACGTGATGATATTATAGAAGCTATAGAGTTTGAGAATGTTGATAAGATTAAGTCAGTCTACTCACCTAATCATGCTATCTACTTACTTATGACACCCACCACTAGACAAACCTTTTGTTTTGACACTAGGGCACCTATGCAGGATGGTAGCTTTAGGGTGACAGTATGGCCCTCATTTCTACCTAAGAGTTTCTTAGCTACAGGTTCTGAGATATTCCTAGCTACTCTAAACGGCATAGCTAAGTACACAGGTTACCAAGATAATGGTGTTGCATATCAAATGTCATACTATAGTAACTACTTTGACTTAGACATGACTAATACAAACAAGATAGTAAAGAAGATTACGGCAACTACAGTAGGTGCGACAGGTCAAACTTTTGCACTTAAGATAGGCTACGATTATAGCCCTATCTACTACTCAGAAGCTTTTTCTTTAGAGTCTGGTCTTATTTATGAGTATGGTGTGTCTGAGTACAACTTATCTGAGTACGCTGGTTCAGTGCTTATAAACGAACAATCATCACCAGCCTCAGGCTCAGGTAACATACTACAGATTGGCTTCGCAGCTATGATCAATGGTGCGGCCTTAAGCCTACAGAAACTATCAATATACGCTAAACAAGGTAAGGTACTTTAAATGTCCAATTACACAAAAGCAACAAACTTTGCAACTAAAGATGCTTTAACTACAGGTAACCCACTCAAGACCTTAAGTGGTACTGAGCTTGACGATGAGTTTAATGCGATACAGGTAGCCAACAACACTAAGGCTAACGCAAGTAGTGCTGCGCTCACAGGTACGCCTGTAGCTCCTACAGCAGCCACAGCAACCTCTACTACACAAATAGCTACTACAGCCTTTGTACAAGCTAATGATGCTCTACAGCTTAATTTGGCAGGTGGAGCCATGACAGGTGCTATCACTACCAACTCTACCTTTGATGGTCGTGACGTAGCGGCAGACGGGGTGTTGGCTACGAATGCTATGCCTAAAGCTGGTGGTGCTTTTAGTGGTGCAGTTACTACCAACAGTACTTTTGATGGTAGAGATGTAGCAGCAGACGGAGTACTAGCAACTAACGCAATGCCCAAGGGCGGTGGTGCATTTACAGGTGCTGTCACTACTAACTCCACCATAGATGGTAGGGATGTAGCAGCAGACGGAGTGTTGGCTACTAATGCTTTACCCAAGGCTGGCGGCACGATGACAGGTAACATAGCTACGAAAGGTATTACCAGTGTCACTCTAGGAACAAGCAACTTTGTAGCTGGCTCTACTGCTGGCGATAGCATTGTATCTGGTGGTAACTATAATACGTTGGTAGGTGACGCTGCTGGTACTGCTGTTACTACTGGTGGTGAGAATACCGCTTTAGGTCGTGATGCAATGAAGTCTCTTACTACATCCTCTGGTAATACAGCTTTAGGTGCTTCCACACTTAGAGACAACACAAGCGGCTCAAGTAATACCGCTGTAGGTAAGGCATCGTTACGGGTTAATACTACAGGCAGTTCCAATACGGGAACAGGTATTCTGGCGTTAGCTGGTAACACCACAGGCTCAAGCAATACCGCTTCTGGCGCTAGCGCATTACAATCCAACACTACAGGCTCTAACAACACAGCAAGTGGTAAAAGTGCTTTAGCATCTAACACCACAGGCAATAACAATGAAGCTGTAGGTAACAACACACTTTACACAAACACTACAGGCGGTAACAACGTAGCTATAGGTAGACAAGCACTATACTCCAACACTACCGCTAGTAATAACGTGGCAGTTGGTGGTAATGCTTTATTTGCTAACACCACTGGTGCTAATAACACTGCTAG